TCAGTGTCCGTTGGTGAGGCGCAGGGGCAAAATCCTCACTGGGACCGCTCGGGGCATCCTCGACGCTCACAGGGCCACACAGAGAGGCACCCGCTCAGAGGAGCTTCGTATTGCAACCGCTTAGAAAAGTTGAGCGATTATGGATAGAAAATGGATGCAAGCTGCCGCTTGCAAGGGCGCACTACCACATAACTTCTACTTGTTTAATATGCAAGACGATCTGCGGGCTATACGTGTATGTGTGAATTGTCCCGTGCAAGATGAATGCTTAGAGTGGGCCGTTTTTAACGGAGAGTTAGGAGTATGGGGTGGGACCACTACATCAGAGCGAGAACAGATAAGAGTAACCTCAATGGTAACTGGGATACCTATGCCAAAGCTCAGACGTAATATGCTCAGGGTGTCCGCACAGGATTGGCATTCAAAACCTTTACAGCATAATAAACCGCATGTGAAAGAGCATCCTGCCAGTGCTTTCCTTTCGCCTTCGGTACGTACGTCAATCCAGCAAATGCGTATCCCGGCACCCGCTGAGAAGCTTGCTGCCTTACTACGTTTGTCTTTCCATTCAACTTACAGAGGGTCAGTAAAGAACCGATTGCCTTTTCAGCTGGGATTTGTTGCCAGTTAAAGTCACCCTTCATAGCTTTATCTGGCCTTAGCCAGAAACCCTCGTAAACGATCACATCGGCCGCTTGGATGTATTCGTTGAGATCCGTAAGGTCTTCTCCTTTCGATACTCCGAATTTCCCCAGCGTTATCTTCTTGTCGTTCACGTCAATGTTGGCCCATCCCGTAGAGCCACCTGGATCAATCCCTAGTATTCGCACCGGGAAAGTACTTTCTGTTGGGGTAGCGTTTTAGCATCTCATGTGCTTCTATCGCAGCTACAGCAGGGTGCATCCTCTTAAGGTATAGCCAGTACAAAGCTAGGTATTCCCAGTCTACTGTACAACCGTAGGGCTGATGTGCTGGTATTCGTCCCTCTTGCAAAGCCGCCTTATTTCCTCATGTAAGTTCTCAAAGGCTTCATCATCAATGTCATCCTGTTCATTGTTTTGCCTTGAAAGAGAGACTGATACGATGATCTGCTCGTACGTTCTTTCCATGTAACATCTTCCTATCTGTCCTGAAGGTTAATCCGAAGGTCTCTTTTGTCCAGCCGGACATAATCTCTTCTGCTTCTTCGACTTCCTTCTCATTGTTCACATTCAGCCATACGCTGTCATGGACTTGGTTAGCAATGTTAAACCCCGCCTTATGTAATTTCAGCATGGATTGCTTCACAATAGCAAAACTGCCTCCTTGGATAACAGCATTGAATGCCTTGTGCGCTTCGCCTGGATAGATGAAGTGTCTAGTTCTCCCCTCCCAGTTATCAATCTGCATATCGGCTTCGGCTACTTGTTGAGCTTCATAAGCCTTGTCGAAGATCTCCGGGTAAGCAGCCCTGTAGGCTTCGTGTATCTCTTTGGCTACTCCAAAGGAAGTTCCAAGCTGAGCCTGTAGGACTTTCGGCCCACCACCAAAAGACATCAAGTAGTTTATTGTCTTGGCCCGTTGTCTGGTAATTGGGATTCCAGCCTTACGGCTAACGTCATCCGCCACAAGCTGATGGAAATCTCCCTCGTTTTCAAATAGAGATAGAAGTTGACTGCTTTGTGCATAGACCGCCTGTAGTCTATACTCAATGGTCCTATAGTCAATTTCCCATAGTTCTTTTCCAGGTTCAGGTAGAAACAACTTTTTGACACTAGCATCTTTGTACTCTTCCCTGGGGATCTGCTGAAGGTTGGGGTTCTCGCATGAGAGGCGCCCTGTTTCAGTGCCGTGCTGCTTAAAATTTGGGTGCAGGCGAGGGTTCTCCCTGGTAGTGAGGTCAAGGTAGGCCGAGAAATAGCTTGACAATTGCTTGCTGATCTTCCTATACTCATACACAAGGGCGGTCACTGGGTGGCCTATCCCTTGGAGCCATTCAAGAGATACTTGAGGCTTACCAGTTGGAGTAAATGATGATGCACGCAAACCTAAACCCATCGGCGGGTCGGAAAAGAGTTTGGGATGCAATTGGGATGGTTTGGCTGGATCAAAGCCTAACTGACTCTGTATCTCTCGAAGTCGAACTTGACACTGTTCCTTTAGAGCAGCGCAAAGTTCTCGATCGATCAAGATGCCGTTCATTTCGATTTCAGCCAACAGTAGCATAAAGTCCCGGTCAGTCTGTTCCCAGAGTTGTATGTGTTGTAGTTGACTCTTGTCAAGTAGAGCATCATATAACTCTGGGAGCAGTTGACTGTCCTGCTCAGCATACTGTGCCATATAGTGAACTGGCGCATTTACCCAACCAAACTTCTTCAGCATGGCTGCTTCAACAGTCTTCTTTCGTGCGCCCAAAAACCTTTCCAAGACGGCATCTAAATCATGGCCCGTTGTCTTATTCTCATCAATGTACACTGACAGCATCAGAGTACACCACAAGTTACCTACAGGAAGCTCTAGTCCATGCCGCTTAAGAACGATGTAGTCGAACTTCATGTTGTGCGCGATAATGGGGCCGCTATAACCCTCGAACAAATCGGCTGGCAGGATGAAGTTGTTTGGGACTTTGCCGAGATAAGGCTGATGATTGACAGGTACGTACCAACTATTGTGGTCCGTCTTTAGGGCTATGCCTAAAAGATAGCGTTCCTCCATTCTCTCCGTGAAGTTTGTCTCGGTGTCGATCGCTACTCGGTTGCTGCCCTTGATCTCGTTTCGGATCTGTTGGAGTTGATCTTGGCTCGTTACTAGCATCTTTCCTCGTGAACCATAGGTTACTATTACGGACTACCATGAAAGCGTCCTTATGACCGAAACGAACTTTAACGCCGCTGAGTTCTATCCCCTTGTAATCTTCCCAGAGTTGCAAAACGGTATCAGTATCCTTCGCAAACTGGAAAGAACCTGCCAAGTCAGCTAGACCTTTAGGCTTCTTGTTTCCTTCTGTTGCTTTCCTGTTATGGTGAATCAGGATAATAGCTAAGCCGTACCGGCGTCTTACTTTGCGGCACCATTTCATGATCCGCCTAGCTTCTTTACCAGGGCTAGTCTCTTCCTCATCATCCAGCAGCTCCGTAAGGGAGTCTACAATCAAGACGTTAGCTTCACGCTCTTCAATCAAGTCTTCGTACTTAGAAAGTGACTGGCTTTCGTCTATGATATCAAAGAGCGGAGTATCCTCCCACTCATTGCTCTGATGTTCAAAGATGTATTTAAGCGACTGCTTGTCCATTTCCAGAGATAGAACCAAGACCTTGAACTTCGACCTATTCTGGATGCCTAGGAACGAGCGGCCAGTTGCTAAGCTATATGCTAACTGCATGCACCACTGTGTTTTACCTACACCTGGGGCTGAACTGATAACTAGCTGACCAGTAGCGTGGAGCCACTGAGGTAAAATCCACTGGAGCTGTTCTACGTATTTGAGGATCTGTTCAGGAGTGTAGACGATAACAGTGTCTTCCGCTATGTGCTTAAGCATAGCGTAGTCAGCTATCTGTGACAGTCTTACCAGACGGTCATTCCGTTCCGAGTATTTCTTTATACGGCCGTCGGCTTCATAGAGCAGGCTTACAATCTCTAGGTGACTAAGGCTTTCCTCAGCTAATTCGTTGGCCAAGCGGGCAAGAAACGAGGAACGATAGGGCTCTACTGGCTCCTCCTTCTTAACCATCCGCATAAGTTTCAGCGGCAAGCTGTTGTTAGCCAGGACTTGAGCTGTAGGTATTAGCTCAGTCTCTAGTACAGTTACAGCCGCGGGAGCGGATACTGTAGGTAAGAAATCGAAGGCTGAAGTAGTGTAAGCTGAGAGTGTGTGATTTGATAAGACAACCGGAAGGTTATGCTTGTGGTTAATGGTTTCTGGAGGACGTAACAATTGCGTTGCGTCCCAGCCTGAACTGTCAGCGTGTAGGTAATACGTTAACCTCCTGTTGATATCCTCAACGGTATTGTGGCTATCTCTATCTATCCGCCAGTAACAGTGAACGTGCGAAGCAAAGCTAGTTTGGACTATCATGGTAGGTTCTGAGACAGTCTGGAAGTCAATCTTATCCAGACCATCGAACTCTACCCATACACACTGGAGAGTCTTAATAGACTCTTTGACCGCACGCTTCTCCGTATAGACAGCAGGACTGATGTAGACATCGCCGCTTCCATTGGAGATATGGTCAATGAGATTCTGCTTCTCTCTCGGGTAGTCAAACCAGTGTTGCTCGAAGCTTGTTTCTGTCTTGATAGGCGAATACACGTAGCCACTCAGACCATCGAATAGAGTGTCCAGATAGAAACTGAGCGTGTTCATATGTCTCCAGAGACAAGTCTACCCCAGTAGATTTAGCTCCCCCGTTCTTCACAAGGTATAGCATTTTTCTACTGGGGTAGACGAACTGGTTAGAACGGAACGTTGTAGAAAGAATCCGGCGAAGCTACCACTAGCTTCTTCCGCGTCTCGTTGTTGTACTCGTATGACTCATGGATGACTGCTGCACCAACTGATTGGCCAATGAATGCATCTTCGTCTGTCACGTCTAGTGAATCGTCTTCCAGGTCTTTCCCTGTAAGAGCGTCGAAGAAGTACTTGGCTGCCCACGGGTTGTCATAAGCAACCCACAAGTTATGCCAAAGCTTGGCACCAGGATAGTCCTCATCCGCCACGTTGAATACTAGCGAGATGTTGAATCCCTTGGGACGGGATTCCGGGTTCTTTGCTTCCTTCACTTTGTAGTCCGCAATCACGAGGGTGTATTGTCCCTCGGGCGGCAACTCAAAGGGTGCTAGTTGCTTAGCGTTTCCGAAGTTGATCTTGAACTCAGGCACTGAAAATCTCTTTCCATGTTGGATTCAGGACGAATATGTCCTGTATGTTTAGTCTGTTCTTCGCTTCAATAGTGTTGGTACGGTTAAGATATAGCTTCCTTGTGGTGGTTCCTTTCAGCTCATTGTTCGTTGCTTGCATGTATCCGACGACGTTAACAAGTCTTGTAACAGCTTGCTGAAGTCGGGGCGTGATATCTGGATAAATTCCTGTAACGTTTCCGGTGTCAGAATCGAAAGTAACTCTTTCATGTCCAATAAGTACCACGTTGATCGGGGCGTCTTGCAACAAACCAAACAGCTTTGTAAAGACTTGCGTAGCGTACTTGTAATCTCCCTCGAAGAAGGTGAATTCATCTCTCTTGGATGCACGTTTCTCCGCTTCCCTTCTCATGAAATAGTCATGAGCTGTAGTCATTGAGTCGATGATGATAGTATCAATCTCGGGGTCGTTGACAGCCAAAGCTATATCAGTCATAAGCTCAGAGATGTCTTTTGAAGTCTTCACCCTAGTCTGTGCAAACTCAGGCCAGTATCGCAGCGTTTCAGTTGACGATTCAAAGTCGAACCAAAATGGCTTAGGCGAATCGGCACAGAATAAGGTCTTCCCTGCCCCTGCTTGACCGTAGATTAAGGCTTTAACCCACGGTACTCTCTGTTGTACTGTCGTGAACCGTTTTATTTCCACGTGGCTTTTCTTTCGTTGCTATAAAGCACTGGTATGTTGTTAGTGATTTCGCTTCTCCGATTAGTTCTTCTTCTCGGAAGTACCCATCTCCGTCATCCACATTGACTGTTCTTAACGTACCATCCTTAAACTTGACAATGAAATAGTCAATTGGGATTGTCACTCTTGGCGTAACTTTCGGTAAAGGTGCTCTCATGCCGTCCGTCTCGTTTGGTATAGTTCGCCGCCAGGATTGGCGTAGCGTCTATTCCCTTACGAGATAGGAAGCACGGTGTCTGGAATGCACAGTACCTACAGTGCTGCCCATAGAAGGGAACAGGATCAGACTGTAGCATATGCACTACAACTTTGCAAATCTCATCGAAGTAGATTTGAAGTTCCCGCTCTGAGTAGTTTACTGTGGTGAAGGTGAAAGCTTGTTCATAGGTAATTGGCTTGGTATACTCCTTTGTGTTAGTGTAGCTGATCTCTGCCATAGGCACTTCGCCCATGAGTTTCCAGACTATGCAGGCGTAGTAGAGTAGCTGATTGCTGAACAAAGCATCGAGCTTACCCCACGCCTTCTCACCAGTCTTGTGATCCCGCACTCTTAGGTTGCCGGAATGGTCACGATAGATCAAGTCAGCGAATCCAAAGAGAACAAAGTTCTCAGTCTCAAACTCTAGCTTAGCTTCAACAGATAAGACTTCCATTTTATCGTCTACCTTGGGAGATTGATCCCTAATGAAACGTAGGATCGTTGTTGTGACAATCCCGTAGACGGGTATCAACGACGGGTCACCCGTAGCTTCAATGTCGTTACGGATTCTAGCCTTGATTGCTTCCTGTGCGTATATTGATCCAGGCTCCACTCCAGACTTAATCATCTGGTAGTAGACATGGCTTAATTCATGGAAGTAGTTTCCCTTGTCAAACTTCTTAGCTGATTTACCAGCCGGTTTAAGCTCTTGTCTGTAGATGTAGTCGTATTTCTTAGGACACTCTAGATAAGCCGATATCCTGCTCGGACTCACTAATGTCAACGGGGGTTGTGATACTTCCGTCAAGAAGCCCCTGGATAATTTCATCTAGTGTAATTCCTGCATCTCTAAGTGCTTCGAGCCAGCCAAGTAGTTCCATCTCTTGGTCTGATGAAAACGTAATCATATCTTCTCCTTCACTACCTTTCCAAATCTGTCGAGGTAGACTATTTCGTGAATGCTCTTCGCTTCTAGCTCCAGCATACAACGCTTGCAAGGTCTGCTTGGCAGTTCGCCGCTTTGACCTATCCGGGCTATGTACAGTGTCACTCTATCAGGTTTGTCTAGCATTCTCAACACGTTCATTTCTGCGTGGAAGGTAGACAGCCCGTATGGTACATTGAAGTTTGAGTTGCGTACTGTATTGAAAGCTCCTGCCAATAGTCTAGTGTTCTTGGCTGCTACACAGCCTACCTTCTTTGATGTGATGTAGTTAGACTGCCTAGCTAGATCGCAAGCCTTTGCGTAGAACTTCAGGTCGCGTGTAATAGTCTCTACACTCTTGGCAGCTTCGGAATCCAATAGAAGCTTCGTTTGTCGCACAGTGCTGACAGATGATTGGTTTGGCATATTCCTCGTATCGATCCCTTGGTGACTTCTTACCCAAACGTAAGACGAGTATGGTAGATACGTAGATCAAGTCTACTACAATCCACCAGGCGTGGACTACATGAATCCACCATAGAAATAGGAACATCAGTTCTGCTCGCCATCTTCAAACACTTCAACCTCGATAGCAAAGACAGGGGTAATCATCCACTCGGTCAGATATACGTCCTGAGTGGACGCAAAGAGAGCAAGGATAATAGCTGTGTTAAAGAGCAGGATTCCATCTTCCATAATTGCGACTCCATTCGGCAAATAGGAGGTATGAACGGGAGTGCTCTTATTC